CAGAAAGAAGAAAGCGATGTAAGTGTTCTTCTAGGACAAAAAGCTGCTATGAAAAGAAGAATAGAGGAAGCTGCTAACAACAGAGACGCAGGACATCCTCTTACTGTATCTGATGTTTATTTAGAAAATAATGAGTTCTTCTTTGGCAGGAGCACAGTTTAATGTCATTAAGAAGATTTAATAAAGTTTTTAAACCACAGGATCAAGAGTTTAACAGACTTCAAGATAGTATTGAACAAGCTGTAAACCCTATTATAGATTCTAGGATAGTAGATGGAGTTTACATAAAAGAAGTAGACCTGTCAACAGCAGATACTTTTGTTGAACACAAGCTAGGAAGAGAACCGCTAGGTTTTATAGTTGTAAGAAAGTTTGCCGCAGGTGATGTCTTTGAATCTTTGACAGACTCTAGTGGTGACAACTATGACAGAAAAAAATTTATAAACATTAAAGCATCGACAAGTTTATCAAATGTTTACTTGTGGATATTTTAGGAAATAACTATGGCTGAAACATCAACAACAACCTTTATGAATTTAGTCCTTCCAACCCCAGGTGAACGGTTAGGACCTACGTGGGCTACTGATATAAACACAGCCTTAACTAGAATAGATCAACATGATCACTCTTCTATAGGAAAAAAACTAGGAGTAGCTGCCTTAACTATAGATGGAGACTTAGACTTTTCACCTGGAACAAGTGATTATGCAACATTAAATAAAAAATACTCAGGTTTTACAAACAACTCATCGAATCTTACTGCTGCTAGTTTTCCTGCAAGTGTTTTTGTTCTTGAAGGAAATCTTTTTTATAACAACTCTACAGGTTCTCAAATACAACTAACAGACGGTGCAGCTCTTAGTTCTACAGGAGTTTCTGCGATACAGTTTGCCAAGTTTGCAGATACTTTGTCAGGCGGTACTTCAGGAAGTCCCAATGCTATAACTGAGTCTGATAACGCTTCTTACTATGTCTGTGATGCTAGCACAGCAGCAGTTCATGTTAGATTACCAGCAGCTTCAGGAGCAGCAGCAGGTAGATTTTTTGTGATAAAAGACATAAGTGGAGCAGCTTCTACTAATAATATAACTGTTCACATATCAGGAACAGATACAGTAGATGGAGCTTCTAGTCACGTAATTGCTTCAAATTTTGGTTCAGCTACTTTTATTTCTAGAGGTAACTCTGTTGCTTATGATGTAATATAGGAGATAACATGGCTCTTAATAAACAAGGATTACATCTACAATTAGACCAAGGAATCAATACAAAGTTTGATGATAAAGACTTACCTCTTGGAGACTTTGATGTAGTTGAAAATGTTTCATTTGAAAAAAATGGAGAGTTCAACAAAAGATTTGGTTATGATGAAATAAAAGGAGAACAGATAGGAGGAACTCAAGTTCAGACTCCTATTGGTGTTACAAAATATAAAGATCAGTTATTATGGGTATCTAGAGATCAAGTTTATAGTTATAGTGAAGGAGCTACTGTATTTCAAAATGAAGGTAGTTTTGATGCTATAGTTCCTAAGTCTAGCATAGTAGTTCAAAACGGAAAAGAACAATCTGAGCTTCAATGTGCCTATTTGCAAGGCTACAAAGTTTTTGTTTACATGGAAGGCTCAGTTCATAAAATATCAGTAGTTGATGATGAGTCGGGTTCATATGTTCTTTATAATCAAACAGTCCCAGGCTCTACTAGAACAGGTGGGCTTAGGCTAGTTGTCAAAGATAATAAAATTTATTTATTTGGTACAGACGGTTCTAATGTTTTAAAATATCAAAGGTTTGATTTATTAGGTTATCTAAAAGATGGACTAGCCTTTGAGTCTTCAGCAGCAGGAGCCTTAGGTGCAGAAAATACTGTAGCTACTTTGCATTCATCCCAGAAGTATGATGTAGCTGTAAGTGCCATATCACTAATAATTGCATACTATGATAATAGCGCAAGTGAATTAAAGTTTGCAAAAGAACCTGCTAATACTGAGACTTTAACAACTGGGATAGATCCTTTTACCGTAGGCATAGTTCCTGCAAACGCCATAGACTTAACTGTTGATCTTTTTGGAAAGTTTATATTAGTAACAGCAAACGGAAGTGGTGTTGTAAAACTAGCCATACTTGGAGCTG